CGCGCATGTCGATGTGCGGGGGGCGGCGGGCTATGTGATCGCGCCGCCCTCGATGATGCTCAACGGCCGAAGCTATGAGTGGATTACGCCGCCGGTCGGAGAACTGCCCGAAGCGCCGGCGCGTCTGGTCGACATCATTCTGTCGCGCGGGGAATTCGCGCCGCGCGCCCGGCCGCCGGCGCCGGTGCGCGATTACGCTAAGGATCATTCGGCCGTTGACGAGGCCCGGCGCAAATATGCGATGGCGGCGCTGGACGCCGAATGCCGCGCGATCGCCGGCGCGCCCGATGGTCAGCGCAACCAGACCGCCAACGATTGCGCGCTGAAGATCGGCCACCTGGTCGGCGCCGGCGCGTTGTCGCGCTCGCTGGCGCTGGCCGCGCTGATCGACGCCTGCATGGCCTGGGGCATCAAGGCCAACGACAAGGCGGTGAAGCCGGGCGGCACGGTCGAACGCGCGCTGGACGCCGGCGCGCTGGAGCCGCGCGATATGTCCGATGTCGGAACGCGCGCGCGGGAGCGTTCGAACGTCGTTCCGCTGCGCGGCCGCGCGCCGCCGGACGACGATTACATCCCGCCGGGCGAACCTGTCGCCACCTCGTCTGGGGTCGATCCCGCACCCTTTGTTGGCGCGCCCGAAGAACCCTCCCATGCGGGAGAGAGCAGCGGCGTGCCTGACCAGGGGAGTGGGGGAAGCGGCGTCGTCTCCGACGACAGCTCTATTGATCGCCGCTGCGCCTTCCTGCCGATGACCGATCTCGGCAATGCGGAGCGCTTTTTCGCTCGCTATGACGGCAAGGTGCTTTGGTGCGAAAAACTGGGCTGGCTGATCTGGGATGGGCGGCGGTTTGCGCGCGAGGGCGCGAACGACAGCGTCATGTCGGCCGTGCAGGCGACGGTTCGCGCCATCCAGGACGAAGCGAAGGCCATTCGCGGCAGCGAGGACGATTACGCCACCATCGTGCGCGACAAGGAAGTCTGGTTTTCCGACAAGGTCGCCGCCTGGGGGCGCGCGTCGGAAAGCAACAACCGCATTACAGCCATTTCCAGACTGGCGGCGGCGAAATTCTCGGTCGGCCCGGATGAGCTGGATCGCGATCTCTACGCCATCAACGTGCTCAACGGGACGCTGCGCGTCAGCAAGGATTACGACGGCTATGTGCGGCTTGATCCGCATGACCCCAAGGACCGCATCACCAAACTGGCGCGCGTGACCTATGACCCGGACGCGGCGGCTCCAAAGTTTCGAGAATTTCTGGATCAGGTCCAGCCGCCAACCGCAGACGGGTCGCGCGCGGTCCAGCGGTTTCTCGCGCAATGGGCGGGCCTCAGCCTGACCGGCGACACGTCGGAACAGCGGCTGACGTTTCACTATGGCAAGGGCCGGAACGGCAAGGGCACGTGGATCAAATGCCTGCTGCACATTTGCGGCGATTATGCCGACACCATTCAGGTTGAGAGCTTTCTGGACTCCGGCCGCGCGCGAGCTGGCGGTCAGGCGACGCCTGACATCGCCAAGCTGCCGGGCGTGCGGTTGGTGACCACGTCCGAGCCGAAGAAAGGGTCAACCCTGGATGAAGGGCTGGTGAAGCTTTTTACCGGCGAAGATCGCATCTCGGCGCGCCACCTGAACAAAGAATTCTTCTCGTTTCAGCCTCAGGGCAAGCTGACCATGCAGGGGAATTACCGGCCAAAGATCAGCGGCACCGATGAGGGCATTTGGGGGCGCATGATTCTTGTGCCCTGGCCAATCGTCGTGCCTGCCGAAAAGCGGGATCGTGGCCTGGATAAAAAGTTGTTCAAGGAGGCGTCCGGCATCCTCAATTGGGCGCTCGATGGCCTGCGAGACTGGCTGGATCACGGGCTATTGCTGCCTGAGTCTGTAGCGGCGGCGACGGCGGAGTATCGCGCCGACAGCGACCCGCTTGGACGCTTCCTGGAGGTCTGCACCAAGCCCGACCTCGGCAAGCGCGTCCAGGCCGTCGAGATGCACCGGCTCTATTGCGCCTGGGCGAAAGCCAACGGCGAAGCCGAGTGGACCATGAAGGGGCTCGGCATGGCGATGACGGAGCGCGGCATCCCGAAAAAGAAGGCCTCGGAAATCTGGTGGCTCGATCTGTCGACGACGAAGGTGGTGTCCGATTTCGTCAATGAGCACGGGCGCGCCTGGGGATCGGGCGACCATAGCGGCGGGCCACCGGATGACGACGATGGCCGTTGGGAGCGCGAACCGTGATGCAATCCTCCCATCCTCCCGTTTTTCGCTCAATCCTCCCGCGCGCAAGTGATTGTTTTCGTGCGTGTTGGGAGGGTTTGGGAGGATAGGGAGGATTTTTTCGCCTTCGGCCTCATACATGCGCGTGTGCGCACAGGAAAAAATACGAATTTCATATGTGAAAACCCTCCCTATCCTCCCTAACCCTCCCAAAGGCTTTTCAATCAATGGCTTATAAACGGGAGGATTTCGAAAAATCCGGGAGGGACGGGAGGATTGCCGGTTTAGCGTGTCGGAGCATCGAGATGGTTGCGAAATTTTGGGGCGTCGCGGGTTTGAAGACGGGGATCAAGGCGCTGGGGGAACGCCGCGAATTCCCCTTTGGGCGTCAGCGCCTGCCTGAACCCGTCTGCAACGCCGCCGCGCGCGAAGGGCTGGAGGCTGCGGGGTTCGAAGTGTTCGCGCCCTCAATCGTCGAGCAGCGCTGGCATGTGAAGCGCGATGGCGCGCGCGTGGGGATCAAGACGCTTGTTCCCCTGTTCCCGGGGTATGTGTTTTTTGGCTGGGGCGATTGCGATGGCTGGAGAGACGCGCCGCATGCGCGTGGCGTCGCCGACGTACTTCGCGACGGCGACAGATTTGCGCCGCCGGCGCTGGTCTCCCGTCGGACCATGCTCATGCTGCTTGCTGCGGGTGAGGTAATCACCGGGATGGCGCAAGCGCGTCCCGCGCCGATGTTGGAACTGGGCGACCGCGTCGAAATCAAGACCGGCGCTTTTGCCGGAATGATTGCGCGCGTGCTGTCGTTCAAGGGCAAGAAGCGCATGAAGGCGTTTCTCGAATTGGAGGCGCTTCAGCAGGCGGGCCAGCGCCAAGCGTTCGATCTGGAAGTGGAAACTTGCGAGCTGGCGAAAAAGACGGCTTGACGAATTTTCGCAAATCAGTTCTGGATATGTTCAGTCGCGTGCGGACAGGCCAACGAACCGTCCAGATCGCGGGTATGCGGCCAAAGGCCGCCCCAGGCAGCGTGAGAAACTGTCCCGTCGAGGGTGAAAAGAGCGCCATACAGCGCCGACATCCTCGAAAGCAAACCGGAAGCCATTCCGGTCCGAGTGCGCCAGCTTAGAAAATCCAACGCAGACGGTGTCGCATGCGGCTGCTGGTCACCTACGACGCCAAGGCGTTCTCGACGATGGTCGCCGGCATGAATGCTGCGGCTTCCGGCGCGTTCCGCACGCAGGTCGCGGGCGTGATCAACAAAATTGGTCACGAAATTCACGCGGGCCTTATCGACCCCCTGAAACATCAGGTCGGCCTGCATGGCTCGACCATTCCGCGTGCGATACACGACCAGCCAGCCGGTGAAGGCGGCCTCGCTTACACCCTCATGACGCGCGGCGGCGACATCTCGTTGCACTACTTTGGAGCGCATGAAGGCGGCGGCGGGGTGTCGGCGCACCCGCGCGACCAGCAGATGTTTTATTCCGGCGCGTTCATGTTGTCGGGACCGCGCGGCAAGCGCGCGGCGTCGCCCAAGCTGAACGGTCAGGTTTATCGGAACGTCGCCGGCGGGAAATGGGGCGGCGCAATCCAGAAGGTGAAGTCGGGCGTGTTCATCCCCGAAGAGATGGTGAGAGGCGCGGCGCGCGCAGCTTTCGAGCGCACCGTCGCTTCGCGCCTGCCGGCTGAGATCGGCCGTCTGATGACGTTGATCGTCGGCGCCCGGTGATCCTCGCCGCAGGGGGCGAAAGCCATCCCGCGATGCGACTTGCCGCCGGGGTTGGCGGGTCCTTCCCGGGCCAACGCGATCTGCGGATCGTAAACGCGCGATCTATCGGCAGTTGCAGCTAAATTCGAAGCCTAAAGTCGCCTTTAGGGACTAAAGAACTCATGCGAAACGAGGGGGCCGTCCTAAAATCGCAGTTCGCGACCATGATGAACGTGACGCCCGGTCGCGTGTCGCAGTGGATTTCCGAAGGCAAGATCGATGGGGCCGCGCTTGAAGGCGAGGGGCGGTCGGCGCGCATCAATCCCACGGTTGCGCGCGAGCAGCTCAAGGAGCGGCTGAACATCGACCAGCGTCTCGGTCTGAACGGACTCTCGACCAGGCTCGAAGCGCCCATGCTGCCGTTGCCTGAGCCCAAGGCGTCGACCTTTGAACCGGAAGACACGGTCGAGACCAGGATCAAGCAGGAGAAGCTGTTCCAGGTCCAGCTCCAGACGGAGCGCCTCCTTGAGGAGCGGCGAGCCAACCGTGGTTTCTACGTGCGCGCGGCGGATATGCGCGCCGAGGTCGCCGGCGTTTCGTCAAAAATCCTCGCGACGGTCGAGGGCATGTTGCCGGAGATCGCCGCCGAGCTGGCCGCAAAACTCTCGATCCCGAATCGTGACGCGCTGCACATTCTGCGCGAGAAATTCCGCGAGGCGCGGCAGCGGCTCGCCGAGCAGTTCAAGATCGAAGCGGAAGGCGCCGCCGAGACCGTCGAGGACCTGGACACCTATGACGAGCCGCAGCGCCCGCAATGACCATCCATCTGGCCAACCCGCGCCGGCTGGCCTACGGCGCGGTCGCTGACGTCTGGACGCCGCCGCCTCCGGTCGATTATGAGGCCTGGGCGGTCGCGAACATCGTTTTCAGCGAGCGCGAGTCGCCGACCTTCAAGGGGCCGTTCAACCCGCGCAATTTTCCGTTCTTCACGGAGATCTATCGCGCGCTCGGTCCGTCCGATCCTTGCCGGATCGTGACCATCAAGAAATCGGCCCAGTGCGGCGGCACGATCCTCGCGAACGTCTTCACCCTGGGCTCGCAAGCCCTCGATCCGAGCGACTTCCTCTATTGCCATCCGACGGAGGATAACGCTCGGCGCTGGTCGAAGATCAAGTTGAAGCAGATGCTGCGCGGCACCACCGCGCTGGCGGATGTTTTCCCCGAAAAGAGCCGTGACGGGGCGGACAATATCCTGTTCAAGGAGCGCGCGGACGGACGCGGCGCGATCCTGATTTCCGGCGCCAATTCGCCGGCGTCGCTGTCGCAAGTCACAATGCCCAAGCAGGTCCAGGACGACCTGTCGAAATGGGAGATGAACGCGGCCGGCGACCCAGAATCGCAGGCCGATTCGCGCAGCCAGGCGTGTGAGTTCGCCAAGGTCCTGAAGATCAGCACGCCGCTGGTCATGCCGGGATGCCGGATCACAAAGAACTACGAGCAAGGAAGCCAGGAGCAGTTCTACTTCCCCTGTCCGCATTGCGGGCACGAGCAGACCCTCGAGCTTGAAAACTTTCTCGACAATCTCGACGAGGACGAGCCGGAGCGGTCGCATTTCGTGTGCGCCGAATGCGGCTGCGCCATCGAGGAGCACCACCGCCCGGCGATGCTGCTCAAGGGGCGCTGGATCGCCAAGAACCCGAAGGCGGCGCGCTATCACCGCAGCTTCGACATCTGGTCCGCCTATTCGCTGTTGCAGAGTTTTGAACGCATCGCCCGCGCCTGGTTGTCGGCGAAGGGCGATCCGAAGAAGGAACAGGTTTTCTACAACGACGTCGCCGGCCGCGCCTATCAGGTCAAGGGCGAGGCCCCGCCTTGGGAGGCGCTGCGCAAACGCGCCGACGAAAACGGGCACAAGCGCGGTGTGGTTCCGGCCTGGGCCTTCGTGGTCACGGTCGGCGTCGATGTGCAGGACGGGTGGCTCGCCTGGCAGGCGGTCGCCTGGGGCCGCGAAGGCCGGCGCGCCGTGATCGACTATCGCCACATCAAGGACGCGGCGATTGACACGCCCACCAGCTCGCACCCCCGGCTTGACGAGCTGCTGGCGTCGAAATGGCGCGGCGAGACCGGCCGCGAATTCGGCGTCGACATGCTGGCGATCGACGGCAACTATATGACCGAGGAGGTTTGGGGTTGGGCCAAACGGCACCCGGTCTCCAAGGTCATCATGGTCCGTGGCGTGGACGGCGACGACAAGCCGTTGCTCGCCCGCGTGAAAAAAGAGCGCAACCGCAAGACCGGCAAGCTGCTGCGCTATTCGTCGCGGTTTTACCATTTCGCATCGTGGGTGATGAAATGGGCGCTCTATCGTCACCTCGCGAAGGATGATCCGCTCACCTATGGCTTTGTCGCGTTCCCGAAGGAGATGGGCGACGATTTCTTCCAGGAGCTGACCGCCGAGCATCGCGTGCTCAAGAAGGGCAAGGGCGGAGAGGTCCGGTACGTCTGGGAAGTCCAGGACGGCCAGCGCAACGAAGGCCTCGACACCATGCTGCAGGCCGAAGCCGCCGCCATCAAGTTTGGCGTGCGCGACATGGCGCCGGGCCGCTGGGACCAGATCGAGCGCGAGCGCGCCGCGCCGCCGGACCAGGGCCAGTTGGACATTGAGGACATGCTGACGCCCGCCGCCGCGCCGGTCGCGCCAGAGCCCCCGTCCGAAACCGAACAGGACGATACGCCCTCTCCGCCACCGGCGCCGCCGCCTGCGCAAAAGCCGCGCCGGGCGATGGCGGATTTCGCCGCAAGTCTGAACAGGAAGTGAGCCAATGCACCTGCCGGGCGATCTCGCCGAATTTCTTCTGGCCCAAGCGCGCTCCGCCGATTTTGCGCATGATCGCGAGCGGTTCCTCGCCGCCGCCGAGCATCTGGCCGCGATGGCGTCGGACGCCGTTCTTGCGGTGGTGGAGTCGCCGAAGATCGCCGACGTCGCGCGGAAATTGAACGAAACGGCGGCGACGCTGGCTGCGGCAGTCGCTGAAGCCTCGGAGGAGTCGAACGATGGCGATTGATGCCGACACCCTGCGCCAGCGCCTCGCTGAAGCCGAGCAGGCGCTGCACGAAGTGACCGTCATGGGCGCGACGACGCGTCTGCGGCACAACGAGAAGTGGACCGAGTTCTCGCCCGCCAATGTCGGCAATCTGCGCGGCTACATCAGTGATTTGCGGGGCCAGCTGCGCGCGCTTGGGGACATGACCGTGCAAGGCCGCCCGCGCGGCCGAAGGGTTGCATTCTAAATGACGGTTCCCGCGATCCTCGGCCCGACCGGCGACCCGTTGCCGCGCGCGGCCCCCGCGCGTCCGCGCGCCGGGGCGTCCGCCGCCGGCGCGTTCGGGTGGGGCTTGGGTCGCGCGTTCAATGGCGCGTCGCTGACCGATCCGGACCTTTCGACCTGGTCGGCGTGGAATCCGGCGCCGCAGGTGGCGATCGCCGCCGACCGGAACATTCTGTCGGCGCGAATCCACGATCTTGCGCGCAATGACGGCTGGGCCTCCGGCGGCGTCGCACGCATCGTCGACGCCGTGATCGGCGCGAGCTGGCGGCTTTCGTCCAAGCCGAATGCGCGGGCGCTCGGGATCGACTCGGATGCTGCGGCGGAACTGGCCGACCAGATCGAGGCGAAGTTCAAACTCTGGGCTGAATGCGTTGACTTCACCTGCGACGCCGGCGGCCAGATGAATTGGGGCTCGATCCTCGCGCTGGCGTTCCGGCACCGGATTTGGGACGGCGAGGCGCTGGCCCAGATCGACTGGATCGAGCGCGACTGGGCCTATTCGACGGCTGTCCAGGTCATCCATCCGGACCGCCTGTCGAACCAGAACAACGCGCCGGACAATTACGCGCTGCGCGGCGGCGTCGAACTCGATCTCGACGCCTCCGGCCATTCGCGCGGCGAACCCGTCGCCTATTGGGTGCGCGGCGCGCATCCGGGCGAGGCCTATTTCGCCAACCTGAAAGTCTGGACCTGGGAACGCGTGCCGCGCCGGACGCCTTGGGGGCGTCCACTCATGGTTCACGCCTTCGAAAAGCAGGCGGCGGGGCAGTTTCGCGGGATTTCCCCGCTGGCGCCGATCCTGAAGAAAATCCGGATGCTCGGCCGCTACGACGAGGCCGAGCTGCAGGCGGCGATCCTCAACGCCGTCATGGCCGCTTTCATCACTTCGCCGTTCGACGCCGAGCAGCTCGCAGAATCGATGAGCGACGAGGGCAGTCTCTCGACGTATCAGAACCAGCGGCGCGAATGGCACGACGCCGCGCCGATCTCGATCCCGGGCGTCAAAGTCAATTTCCTGGCGTCCGGCGAAAAGGTCGAGCTGACCAACCCGAACCATCCGAACAGCGTTTTTGAGGCGTTCGAGCGCACCGTCCTGCGTAATATCGCCACCGCCATCGGCGTGACCTATGAGCAGATGTCGATGGACTGGTCGCAGGTGAATTATTCGTCCGCCCGCGCCGCCTTGATCGAAATCTGGCGGGGCTTCACCGCCCGCAAGGACAATTTCGCCGCCAGCTTCGCCCAGCCGATCTTCGCGGCCTGGCTGGAAGAGGCCATCGACAAGGGCGACGTCAAGCTGCCCAAGGGCGCGCCGTCCTTCTATCAGGCCAAGACCGCCTATTGCGCCGCGAAATGGATCGGCCCCGGCCGTGGCTGGGTCGATCCCCAGAAGGAAGCGTTGGCGGCGATTGCGCGCGTTGAGGCCGGCTTTTCGACGCTCGAGGACGAATGCGCCGAGCAGGGCAAGGACTGGGTCGAGGTGCTGATGCAGACAGCGCGCGAGAACAAGATGCGCGAGACGCTGGGCCTGCCCGCGACCATTCCAATGCAGGCGGCCAAGCAACTTGCGGCCGTTCCGGTTGAGGAAGAAGAGCCGAAACCGGCCAAGCCGCTGAAGGACAAGCAAAAATGACCGATCCGGCAATCCTCAACGCGCTCGGCCGCGTCGCGCTGGTCCATGAAGCACACCTTGGCGCGCTGGTCGCGGACTACATGCGCGCCGCTACGCCGCGCGCCGACACCACCATGCGCGGCGAGCGCGACCCCGATCAATGGCGCGGCTACCGCGTCGACAATGGCGCCGCGATCATCCCGCTTCGTGGATCGCTCATCACCGATGGCCCTTTCATCGGCTCCATTTGGGGGATTACCTCCTACGAGGGGTTCCGCGCCGAAATGCGCCGGGCCGCAGCCGACCCCAAGGTTTCGCGCATCGTGCTGGCGGTCAATTCGCCGGGCGGCATGGTCGCGGGGATCGACAATGCGGCGGCGGCGATTGCTGACGCCAAAGCCGCCAAGCCGGTCGTGGCCATGGTCGAAGGCATGGCCGCCAGCGCCGCTTACTGGCTGGCGTCCCAAGCCGACGAAATCGTGCTGTCTCCGCTGTCCGAAGTCGGCTCCATTGGCGTGGTCGCCATGCACGTCGACATGAGCGGCTATCTCGAAAAGGCGGGCGTCTCGGTTTCCCTGATCCACGCCGGCCGGCACAAGGTCGACGGCAATCCGTACGAACCGCTGTCGGAGGCCACCCGCGCCGATATTCAGGCCGACATTGACCGGCTGCGTCTTGAATTCGCCAACGCCGTCGGCGCGGGCCGGGGCGCGCGGTTCGACGCGGCGAAAGCCATGTCCACCGAGGCGCGCATGTTCGACGCGCAGACGGCGGTCAAGGAAGGCCTCGCCGACCGTATCGGCTCACTCGACAGCATTCTTTCGCTTTCCGGCGTCCCTCGTGGGCGCGTCCTCGCTCGAAAAGGAGTTCCTATGAGCGACAACCAGGGCGCGACCGGCGCCGATACTCCGGTCTTCACCCAGGCGCAGCACGAAGCCGCCCTGGCTTCCGCCCGGCGCGACGCGTCTATCAACGCGACCGCCGCCGAGCGCGAGCGGGTTTCGGCCATTCTCGACAGCGACGAAGCCAGGACCCGCGGTTCGCTGGCGCGGCATTTTGCGTTCAAGACCGGCATGAGCGCCGAGGACGCGCGCGCCGCGCTGGCGGCCTCGGCCGAAGAGGGCAACGCCGCGCCGGCCTCGCCGCTCGCCGCCGCAATGGCCGCGCACAAGCCGGCTTCGCTTGGCCCTGGCGGGGAGCGCAACGCCGCCGCTCAGCCGGCCAAGGTCATCGACGCCGCCGACATTTACGCCCGCCGCGCCGCCGCCGTCGGCCGCCGCTGATCCCTGGAGCTCCCGCCTATGACCATTTTCACCGAAAATCCGCACGCCGGTTCGTTCCTTCTCGCCATCGACGACGAGGGCAACCTGTCGCGCGACTCCGCCGTGATCGCTTCCGGCGCCGGTGTGCTCTATCCCGGCGCGGTGCTCGGCAAGATCACTGCCTCGGGCAAGTACACCCTGCGCGACGCCAGCGCCTCCGATGGCTCTCAGACCGCCGCCGCGATCCTCTATGACCGCGTTGACGCGACTTCCGCTGATGCGGCCGCCGTGATCGTCGCCCGCCACGCCGAAGTGCGCGGATCGGCGTTGATTTGGAAAGCCTCCGACACCACTGCCCAGAAAACCGCCGGTCTGGCCTCTTTGGCCAGCGCCATGATCATCGCGCGCTGAAGGATCGCCGCACATGTCTGATCTCATGATCAATGTCTTCGACTCGAACGCTTTTTCGTTCGTCTCGCTGACCGACAGCATCAACAACCAGCCGTTTATTCCTGGCCGCATCGGCGAGCTGGGGCTGTTCTCGGAAACTGGCATCATCACGACCGACGTCGCGATCGAAGCAAAAGACGGCTATCTGGCGCTGATTTCGCCGACCCGCCGCGGCGCGCCGGGTGAGACCCGCCCCAAACTCTTGCGCAATGCGCGCAAGCTCGCGGCTTCGCACTTCCAGATCGACGATTTCATCAACGCCGAGGAAGTGCAGAACGTCCGTGAGTTCGGGACGCCGGCGCAAGCGCGCACGATCGAAACGTATCTCGCGCTTCGTATGTCCGAGGTCACGCCCAATTTCGACGCCACGCTGGAGCATCAGCGCGTCGGCGCCGTCAAGGGCATCATCCTCGATGCGGCCGGCAATACGGTCTACAACCTGTTTACCGAATTCGGCATTTCGGCGCCCGCCGATGTGAGTTTTGATCTGACGGCGGCGGGCAAACCGCGCAAACAGTGCGCCGCCATCGTTCGCGATATCGCCAAGAGCCTCGGCGGCGTGGCGTATAGCGGCGTCAGCGCGCTCGTCGGCGATACGTTCTGGGACACGCTGATCACGCATCCCGACGTCGAAAAGACCTATTTGTATCAGGAAGGCCAGCAGCTTCGGAGCGGTATCGCCTATCAGACGCTGACTTTTGGCGGCATCACCTGGGAGAATTACAAGGGCTACGTCCCCAACAACGACGGCACTGGCAACGTGACGCCGTTCATTGGCGCCAATGAAGCGCGGCTTTTCCCGCTGGGCGTTCCGAATTTCTTCCGCACCGTGTTCGCGCCAGCGGACTATATGGAAACCGTCAATACGGTGGGCCTGCCGCGCTACGCCAAGGCGATCCCGAGCGACAACAATAAGGGTGTGCGTCTGGAGATGCAGACCAACCCGCTGTCGTACTGCACCCGCCCGGCCGCGCTGCGCAAGCTGGTGGCGAGCACCTGACTGTGAGCCGTTTCGGCGATCAGCTCAAGGCGCGCCAGCCGCTGCTGGATCGCCACTACGGTGAACGTGTCACCATCATGCCTTGGCTCGTCGGCGATATGCTCGCCGGCGGACCCGACCCGGCCATCCCGGCTTACGAACTGTTCGGCATTCTGGACATTCCGACCAAAATCCAGCGTGTCCAGGGCGCCGCCGGCGTCATCGGTTCGCGGTCGGACACGTTGGCGCAGGCCGCGCAATTCGACTTCGAGGCCTCTGCGCTCGAAAACGACGAAGGCGTCAACCCCACGCCGAAAGAGGGGTGGCGGTTGCAGCCGGTCGAACCGGCTGGCGCGCCCGTCTATTCCATCAAGAGCGTCGAGCCGGACGGGCTTGGCCGCATTGTTTGTTCGATCCTCAAGGCCTGAAAATGGGTCTCCCCGGCCTCGCTCTCCTCATCATCGCGACCCAGGCGCTTCGCGCCCGCTTCGGCGCCGATGTCGTCGTCAAGATGCAACCGGACGCCCCCGTCGAGATCGCGGCGAAGACGGTCTGCCTGTTCCTGGAGCGAGCCTCCGGTAAGCCGATCGGTGGATTTGGCGAGGGCGGCTCAACTGTGGTTTTGCGGGTCGAGTTGTTCTCGCCCGTGGACGCCGAAGTTTCCGGCGCCTCGGCGGCTCAAATGCTGCAAGGATCCGCCGCGCTGTGGTTCATGTGGCGCGATATCGAAGCGGCTCTGGCGCCGAGTTCCGGCCCTTGGGGCGAGTTGTGGGAGCAGTTTCGGACCAGTCTGACCGGCGACATGTATTCGATGCCTCTTTTCGAAACCGAAAAGGGCGTCAAGGTCGCGTCCCACCTGGTCGCGCTGACGATCTCGGCTTTATCGTCGCCGCCGTTCGGGGAGCCGACGCAAGCCTGGTCCGCTCTGCTTGCGCAAATGCGCGCGGGCAGCGGGGAGTTGCCGTTGATCGCCGATTTGCTCGAAGCCGCGATCCGGAGCGGCATGACGGGATTCTCCGCCTTGGCGGCGACGCTCGGCGTCTCCAATGCAACCTTGGCGGCCCTTGGCCTCGGATCGATCAATGCGGATGGCGCGCCGCCGCCTTTGATCAATGCGGTGACGGTTGAAAACGAGGACGGCTTAGAGCCGCCGGTGACCGTGGCGACCGGGGAGACCTTGCCCATGGAGCCGTTTTAATGCGCGAGGTTCATGAGGCGCTGTCCGCCGCCCTTGATCGGATCGCCGAGCTGGAAAAGCGTGTCGAGCGCATGTTCCGCGTCGGCAAGGTCACCGATGTCGATCCGGCCAAGCAGCTTTACCGGCAAGAGATCGGGCTGGACCCGGATGGGCAACCGGTCAAGTCGCCCTGGATTCGCTACAGCCAGATCGCGGGCGCCCGCAAATCGCATTCCCCGCCATCCAAGGGGCAGCAGATGCTGATGATTTCGCCTGATGGGGAGTTCCGGACGGCGCTCGGCGTTCCCCACGGATGGTCGGATGAAAATCCGGCGCCATCGGACAAGGATGAAGACGTCGAAGTTCGGGGCGACGTGAAGATCACAAATGACGGCAAGTCAATCACGAAGGTTATCAAAGGTGTGACCTATGTCTTTTCCGCCTCTGGCCTTGACGTGAAGGGCGGAAAGATCACGCACGATGGCAAGGACATCGGCTCGGATCACACGCACGAAGGCGTCGAACCCGGCGCCGGTAAGTCGGGTCCACCAGCTTAATTCATCCTGTAGAGAGAGGCAAAAAATGAACGCTGTCAAAAGTATTTCTGACGAGCGCACCGTCAACAACGTCGTTCGCCACCAATATCGTGTGCTTTCGGATGCGGAAAAGGCTCAGATGCTTGCGATCAAAGACAAGGGCGCTGAATTCGTGGCTTTGATTGAAAGCTTGCGGCCGGAGCCGACCGATCTCGGCAACGGTCTGGCGACGGGATTTTTCTGCCGCGAATTGAACATCGCCATTGAGCGCGCCGAGGAGGCCGTTATGTGGGCGGTCAAGCATATTACGGCTTAACCGGGCGCCATGTCCGCCGGCATCGACAAGCGCACAGGCCGCCCACTGGAGGGCTGGCCCCATGTCGTCCAGTCGCTCGGGACGATCTTCACCACGGGCTTCGGCGCCCGGGTCATGCGCCGCGTTTTCGGGTCGGCGGTCGCCGGAATCCTTGGCCAGAATTTGACGCCGGACACCAC